GATGTAGTAAATGCTATCTGATTTGAGTTACCTACAAAATTTACAGTAGTAGCGTAGCCAGTAGCCCCATCTAGGTAGGTATCTTTGGCGTAAGCAAATCGTAATGTCTCAAGTTCGTTACCTAAATCAATTCTATATAGCCCAGCATAACCATTAACAGAACCAGTTACCCACGCAAATCTATCTCTAAATGCAAAATCTAACCCAGTATTGGCTGCTTCAATAATTAATGGACCATAAGATAGGTCTCCATTAGTGTCTGATATTGTGGCTACACGTACACCTTTATTAGTTCCAATTAATAGATACCCTAAATAAGATTCAATTTTATGGGGATACTCACCGCTAGGTAGTTGTGCTGCAACAATACCTGATGTAAGAGTTGGCATAACACCAAGAACAGATAAAGTAAACTTATAGATAGCACCATTACCGCCAGCGTAACCAGCAGCATAGATGGCAGAGCCACCCTCTGATATAGATGTCCAAACCCAAGAAGAGTTAGGATGTGTATATATAGCAGAAGGCAGATTATGAGTACTACTCTTTGCATTAGTTAACTCATAAATAGATGCATCAATACCAGCAACTAATCGTTGTTTAACCCAACTAAGAACTACATTAGTTTTATTACCTTGAAAATTATAATATTCTGTATAGCCTGTAGTTGGTGTAGTAATAGGACCAGTGTAAATATGGTCATTGTCTGCTATAAATAAGTGAATACCATCTGTTGCAATATCAAGGATTGCAGTATCTAATCCAGCAGTAACTGCATTTGTATACTCAGCCGCAGTACCAGCACTAGTATAGTTTTTAATAGTTGTGCTTGCTGGAACCCAGCCAAGTAGTTTATCTGTAGAACCATCTACAATAGATAAAGATTTATATACACCGCTAGTTACACCGCTAAGATTGGCTGTCTCTTTGAGTAAGGTAACTTCACCCTTAGTCCAAACATCTACATTGTTACTATCTGTAAACCTATGTGCAACTATCTCGCCAGCAGATGGGTCATAAAACTTAATACCAGTACCATTATGAAAGGATGATTGGCTTCTTAGCCACCAGCCTGTAAGTGATTGCTCACCTGGCTCTTGGTTATTATCAAATTGTTCTTTGCGGTATGGAGCAGTCTGTCTAATGTAAGGTCGTTCATCAGCAATAGCATAGAAAAATGGTTGCCCACCTAGTGCTACATCGTATGACTCACCTGAATTTTGCCATGTTGAAGATGAAGAAAGGATACCAATATCAACTGCAATAGCACGTTCAGCACGACCTTCGGTTATATCACGACCAGCCACGTTACTCCTTAGGTTTTAATTTTTCTGCTTCTTCTTTTAATTTTGCTGCTTGTTCTTGCATCGCAACCATATTCCAATACAGTGCGTAATAATCTATATCTAAACTAAATCGTTTCATATGCTTTACTAACGCACCTGTATGGGCGTGTACTGGTATACCAGCAGCCCTAACTTTGCGGAAGAAAACAATATCTTCGCCAATAAACTTATCGCCTAGACCTTCTTGTTCTGCAAACATAGACTGGCCAGGATACTTAGCACGCAGTTTTGGCACGATAGATTTATGCATTAGCACAAACCCCATACCAGCAGAGTCAACCTCTATTAGTTTATCTTTAGGTAGTGGATGTATGTACTGAATTTCATACTCAGATATATTCTTAAAGATACAAGGGAATGGTCTCATAACTGAGGACTCATTTTCCTTTGAGATAAAGTAAACACCACTAACTATTGGGCGTAGGTCTTTATCTGCTGCATCCCATACCTTTTTAAGTACATCTGTAGTTAGGTAGATGTCTGAATCTACCCACAGTATCCAGTCTGTCTTAACATCATCAGCCCATTTATCAAGGGCTATCTGTCTTTGTCTGCCAATCTGATTACCCTGTACTCGCATAGCATTGTTAATATGCATACCTGCTTGTGGGGCTGTAAGTATTACGTAGGCTATGCCTTCGGCAAACTTACCATCTACCATACCATTATCACACCAAGCAATGGTTACTGTATCTTTTGGTCTTATCATTATAGTCCCCTTATATTTGATTAGATGAGCAGTTTTAATCCGTGCTCAGGGATATAGATTATACTGTAAGAATTGCTATTTTAATCCACTCTTTGTTTATTTCAGACCATTTCCATACATAACCTTCAATATCCTCTGGCTTAGCAACTGGTGCCACCCATTGATAGGTTGTGTAATCTAATTTCCAAGAAGGAAATGGTTGAGGTGCAATAAATACATCAAATGTTGGGTCGTATGTAAACCCAATACCTGCATAGTTTGCACGGATATTTCCATTGTAAGAAGTACGTTTGCAAGTTAAACCTTCAAACCAAGGAAGGCTAGCATAAAACTGCTCCCAAGCCTCAGATGTACCACCAACCTGTGTGCCATCTAAATCAGTTTGAATTAAGTTTTCATCAACGCCAGTAATTACTTGAACTACTATGTTGTTTGAATCAATAAGTGCGTAGTGTGCCATTATGCAAAACTCACATTCCCACTGCCCTGAGTGAATCGCTTGTATGAAAAAGAGCCATCAGTTCCAGTTGAGTCAGCAGTAAGTCCTGCACCAACGGTAATTGTTGCATCAGCAGTTAACCAGCGAAGAATAACTACGCCTGAACCGCCGTTGCCACCGCTAGAAGAGCCTTGAGTTGCTCCATTTCCACCATTTCCCGTGTTAGCACCGCCAGCCGCTCCTGCTGAAATATTGTTAGTTGTGCCTTGTCCGTATCCGCCTTCGGCCCGTGTTACTGATGAACCAGTAATGCTGCTTGCTACTCCTACTCCTCTGGTTCTTCCACTACCTGCGCCACCAGCACCACCACCACCGCCGCCAGCATATTGCCCAGCATCAGTGTCATTTTTAGTGCCACCTCCAAAACCTTCGCCATTTGTTCCACTACCTGCCGCTCCGCCACCACTTCCCGATGCGCCACCGCCTGACCCACCGTTAGAAATAGAAACATCGGTATCATCAGCATCACGCCCAGCACCACCGCCCAATGAAGTTATTGACCCAAAAACAGAGTTTGAACCTTTTGCTCCAACGTTACCGAAACTACCACCGCTACCGCCTTGTCCAACGGTTACCGTGTAGTTAGTAGAGGGTATAGTCGCAAGAGGTAACTGAGCAGATGCACCCCCGCCAGAGTTTTCTCCACTAACACTTGAACGATAGCCACCTGCACCAGCACCACCACCACCAGCGACTCCGTCGCCCGATGAACCACCACCACCACCGCCACCAGCAATTACTAAAAAGTTAACAAAAATATAATTTGGCATAGTTACAGAGTTTGATGCAGAACTTTCAAGGCTTGTACCATTAGCGTTCGTTGCTTTAACTTTAAATGTGTAAGCACTATCACCAGTTAATTGTCCTTTTGTAAATGTATAAGATGTTGAACTTGTTGTTGCTGCGGTGCGAGAAGTTTGAGCAGTTGTTCCATTAAGATATGGAGTAATAGTAATTGCTGAAAGATTTTTACCACCATTATTTCCATTAGTCCAACTTACAGTTATCTCATTAGCCGTAGTTGATGCTGTTGCAGTTCCAATAGTTCTTACTTCTGGTAAAGTTGTTGGAGTTACTGGTGTTGCATATATAGTATTAACGGTAGTTCCAAAATTATTTTGAGCATTACCATAAACTGTATATGCGGTTCCAGGAGTAAGACCAGTAAGCGTTACTGTTGTGCTAGAACTTGAAGCAGAAAGATTGCCTTCTGTTGTAAAAGCATTATATTGAGTTGGTGTGGCACCACCAGTACCAGGAGTAAATACAACAGATAATTTTCCAGCAGTAGATGTATATGCATCACCAGTTGATGCATCTGTTGGAGTTGCTATAGCAGGTGTTGCAGGAGGGGCAGAAGATACTACCCACTGAGTTCCATTATAAATTTCAAGAAGTTCCAAGGTGCCATTGTAATAGGTATCACCAATTACAGGGCTGCCTGGACGGCTAGCGGTATCGCCAGAAGGTATACCACCTGCTGGTATTGGAAATTGTGAAATTGTCATTAGGCTATCTCCACTCCGCTGATATGAAAGTTAACTGCTGTTGTAGAAGCAGAACCTTTGATAGTGTCATTAGCATCTACTATCTGCTTTAAGTCAATAAAGATAGAAGTCTTAGCATCAATCGACACGCTAGATAGTATAGCAACATCGTCAAGTAATATTGATGCTGTTGCTGCAGATGTAGTTGTATTAGTTACGCCAACATTAGTTACTACCGCTACTGCTGTAGCAGGAGTTGTATAGAGTGTTGTGCTGGTTGTTGTTGCTGCCCCCCGAAAGAGGACTTTAGATGTTACAGCCATTAGTTACTGTATTCCTTTCTTAGAGAAGAACACCCATAAGAGTTTTAATCTCAATGGATTCTGTATCTACTTCAGACCAGGTTAGACCTGAAGTTGTTGCGGATGAAACTGTTAGAACATAGCCAGAAGTTGAAGCAACTGGTAAAATTACATAGGCATCATTTGCGCTACCAACAATTAAATCGCCCTTTGCATTAATATCAACTTTATTAACCGCATTAGCAGCGTTAGATTGTTGGGCATAATACTTAGCAGAAAATTCAGAACCATCTACTGTGCCATCAGTTTTAGTTGCCCACTGAGAAGCAAGGGTTGCAGATGATGCAGCGCTAGTAGCCGAAGTGGCTGCAGATGTAGCAGATGTAGCCGCACTAGTAGCAGATGTTGCAGCAGCACTTGCTGATGTAGCAGAAGAGGATGCTGAAGTAGCAGCAGCCGAAGTAGAAGCAGCAGCCGATGCTGCTGAGGTACTTGCAGAGTTAGCGCTAGTTAATGCTGAAGATGCTGAGGTGCTAGCAGATGATGCTGAAGTTGCAGCGTTTGTGGCTGAGGTAGCAGCAGCAGTTGCACTTGCAGCAGCCGAAGTAGCGCTAGTAGCAGCAGCCGTTTCTGAGGCAGCAGCAGAGGTGGCTGAGGTTGCTGCAGCAGTCTGGCTTGTAAGGGCGCTAGAGGCGCTTGTAGAGGCTGCTGTTGCACTTGCTGCAGCCGAGGTAGCACTAGTTGCTGCAGCGGTTGCGCTGGCTGCTGCACTAGTAGCAGAGGTGGCTGCGGCTGTAGCACTGGCAGCGGCTGATGTGGCCGAAGTAGATGCTGCAGTTGCTGAACCTAGAATGCTATCTACGTAGTCCTTTGGAGTAGCAGATGATGATGACATACCCGCACTAGATAGACCAGTAATAACTGGGGTACCTGAGATGGTAGGGCTAGTTAAAGTTTTGTTAGTTAATGTTTGTGTAGCATCTACAATTACAACAGTACCAGTTGTATTAGGTAGGGTAATTGTATTATCTTGAGTTGGGTCAGTTACTGTAAGTGTAGTTTCAAATGCATCTGCAGTAGCACCTTCAAATGTAATAGAGGTAAACTCTGCCCCAGCACCAGCAGTAATTGTTGGGCTAGTAATAATAGGAGATGTTAAAGTTTTGTTTGTAAGGGTTTGACTCTTGCCTGTACCTACTACATCACCCTCATCCGAAGCAATACCATGCAGAGCATGGGTACTAGTTCCATCATTGTAAGCAGCCGATGCTTCAATGTGTAGGTTGGCTTCACGATAGTCACGGCCAATTGCCATGTGACGAATAAAGGCACCAGCAGAGTGAATCTGCCCAACACCAGAAACTTCTACACCACGAGCAATAGTTAACGTATCGCCGTTAACTGCGGTTACATCTACAATTTCTTCAACGGCTGTATCTGGGTCAATTACTACTGTAAATCTTTCGCTTCCACTTATTGTTGCTCCACCTAGTAGTTGTGAAGCGGAACCAACTACCATGCTGGTAACACCAGCAGTAATGGTTGATGTTAATGTAGTCTGTTGCGAACGGGATGAGTATTTGCGTGTTGTCATTTATGTTCCTATCGGCTGTAGTGAACTCGGGCTGGGTACTGTTGCTGTTGTGCTTTTGTTTCCTCGGCCAAGCGCTGTGTGTATAGAGCAAAGAGTTGTCGTGTTGCATTTCCAGATGAACCAAATGGACGTTTTGAATCTGTCTCATCTGCTTGTGGGCTAACCATCGCAGCACGGGCTGGGTCAAGATAGGTAAGTAATCTATATGCAGCACCAAGAATTACCACGTCTCTAACAGACTCAGGTAATCCAGTTGTTGTTGTAAATACATCTGAGTTAGTAGATAGTGCTGTTGGTTCAGTTGCATATACAACCTTTACAGTTCTACCAGGAGTAATAATATCTCCAATGGTTACTGTTTGTGATGTAGCACCCCAAGTAGTAATCTCTGGTAGTGCATCAAAATCAAATCTTTTAACACGAATCCATTCTTTAGATGGACCAATGCTTTCCCAGTGCATTGTTAAGATATTTCTAATATTTAAATTCTCTAATTCATAGGTACTAACTGCTGCATTATATGTAAATGTTGTCTGCTTAACTGCAAAGATAGATGAGCCTAATGCTCGAACCGTGTCATTAATAGCACGCTTTACTACGTAACGTGGGAAGGTTGGGCTAATAATAACCCTGCTTCCAGCAGCAGCGGTAGATGGTGTGGTACCTAGATAACCTCTACCATAAGGTGAGATAGTTGCTGTGTTAGCAATACGGTCAAATGAATCAACCCATAATAATTCTTCGCCAATTTCAATAGTACCCTTACCAAGGTCTGTACTTGCAAGTTGTAGAACTGTAGGGCTAGCAATGGTAGATGTTGTAGTGGCTAATGTTGCAGTAAGATGTGTAGACTTATCCTGCTGTAGAGTATAGCCAGCAAGGTTAATAAGAACTTCATCAACCATATTATTTAGAGTAGACACTATAATTTACCTTATCTGTACTTAGATGTTTTTTTGGCTATTGGTTTTGGTTGCTTAACAAATTGTTTGCCCTTTTTATTACCCGCAGCCTTAGCCTTATTGGTTGCAGCCTTTTCGGCAGGACTTAATGCAGCCCACGCTTTCTCAGGTAGATATCTTTTCTTGCCCTTAGATGGTTTACCGTCAGAAGTTTTCCACTTCTGTGCAGTCCAATCCTTTAAAGACTTCTGAGATTTAGCAAGTGCCATTACTTGTATCCTCCGCCAGCCTTCTTATATTGCACAGCAAGTAGTTGTGCCTTACGGGCTGACCATTCCCCTGGGTCTCCGCCCTTAGAACCAGCCTTAATCTTCTTAAACAATGATGCTCTCATACCAGGTTTTGTATAGTTACCTGCTTGATTAACTTTAGACTTAGCCTTCTTTGCTGGCATTACTTCTTACCCTTATTCCTTTTAGAGATTGCTGCTGCCTTAGCCTTAGCATCAGCCTTTGAACTAGCACCCCATGCTTGTAGCGATAGCAATAATCTTGTTGGTGACCCATCAGGCTTACGTTCAGGTCCTGGCATCCCGCCCATACGGGCCAAGAATGAGGCTCTACGGGGGTTATCCCCGCTCTTTACAGGTGCCTTGAGGGTTCCACCCTTGTAGGATGCTCTGCCCTTGGCATTAAGCCCACCCTTAGGATTCTTACCTTCTTTTCTTTGCCATGCTGCTGTCTTTGCCATGCTCCCCGTACCTTCCAAGAACAGACCTAATGATTCCATTTTTGCCCATACGAACCACTAGGCCATCTTTGATTTGAATTGAGTTAAAACCATCGTGGCGTTTATAACTACCAGATGATGCCATTATTTACTTCTACGCCCACCAGGAGGTGAGATTTTAGTTTCAGGTATAAACAATCCTGGGTATCTTTCTTCAATGGCTTTCTTAGCAGCAGCCTCAGCCGCTACAATACCTGAAGGAGATATTGATTTTTTATACGCATCAATTGCTGCCTTGCCCCTTAGCACAGTAGGCTTTGGTTTTGGCTTTGGTGTTCTACTTGGCATTACCATATTGTTTCCTATTCTGCTGAACCAGAAATGGGTCCATATGTTGGATTAACATATATACCTTGTTTTGCATCTTCTCTTGCTTTTCTAGCAGCCTTGCCTCTTGCCATCATATCCTCAACATAGTTAGGATTGGCAGCACCCCAACCTTTATTTGGTGGGAATTTAGATTTTTTTTTGGAAGGTTTCTTTTTAGGGACATCATACATCTTGTCCATATTACTTCTTCTTACCCATTTTCTTCATGGTCATCTTCTTCATAACCATCTTCTTATCTGACTTCTTGGCTGCTTTCTTAGCCATAGCCTTGCCCTTCATTGTGTAAGGGAACTTCTTTCCGTCTACCATTGGCATATTATGCTCCTAGTTCGTTGATTGTTTTAGCGGTTTTTTTATCTATGTGTCTAGCATTTGGGTCTTTCTCAGCGTTGTAAGCCCTACCCAAATTCTCTGATGCTTTCTGTGCTGCTTCTATCTTAGCCATAGTAGTTCCTGCTGGCTGAATACCTTGCTTGCGAGCATCTCTATATGCTTGCAGTTCACCCTCCCACTTACGTAATGGCATAGATGCCCTACCGTTAGCGTCACCCGTACTTAATTCTAGTGTACTTATCTTGCATCCAAAGCAATCTTCTACAAATTCTGGATGTGTCCTTAGTTGATGTAAACTCATTGTGCTGTAAAATTATCCTCTGTAACTCCAACATTGCCTGCTATTAATCTAGCCTTTGTAGCATCGTCAACTATGTGACGGCTTCCACCAAGATAAACCTCTTGGTAAGACTGTAAGTCTTCATCTACTAAATAACGTACTTGCTTATATATCCCTTTATCACGAATAATAGTTATCCCACGGTCTAATTTATAAAAGTAAAATAAGCGGTGTCCACCCGCTGGACCTTCTCTAACTATTGGTGTATTAAAAATATATGTAGTCATTTCAGTCCTTTATTAAGAGAGGGGCAGGGCGTAAGCCCCACCCCCCATTGCTACTAAAGAGCAGCGATTGATGAACCTGATTCGATTCGGTATAAAGCCTCTTCACGGTAGCGTGAGAAACCAAGTACACCGTACCAACCCATTGGGCGGTGGCGCATTAATTTATCAACTACTGGTCCGATAACTACATGTGGCTCTTCGGCAACGGCTTGTGCCATTGCTTGCTGTCCACAGATAATTGTGTTAAATACACGAGTTACAGGAGTTACGGTTACAACTGTTGTTGCTGTTACAGCAGCAGTGTTAGCAACATCTACAGTAATTGTAGTTGTTGAACCTGTGGTGCTAATAGCAGTAATCTTTGCAGAACTTGCAATACCTGTTCCTGAAATCTTATCTCCAACCTCAGCACGTGTAGCGATAACTGCAGAGGAAGCAACACCAAAGGTAAACCCTGCTGATGTTCCTGCTACTGTTACTGCTGTTGTTGCTAATGTTGATTGGTCACCACCAGACTTTGATGAGAACAAACGAGATGACTCAATATAGAATGCACCTTCGTAGTTACCAATCTCTCCTGCCCAAATGCGGTCTTGTGAAGAACCGTATTGGTTAGGAAGTAGCCAGCCTTGTCCTGAAGAGGACTCGGCACGTAGGTCATGGGATACCTCTGGGTGGATACCAGCCCAGTATAGTGAACCCTTACGTGCTACAGACTTAGCAGAACGTAACTTAGCAACGGCCTTACGGATGTTTGCTGAGTTAATTACTGCTGCTGCTGTAACTGTTGCTGTTGAGGTTGCTGTTGAACCTGAGTAGATTACGTTTGTTCCGCCACGCAATGTCTCCATTGCTACTGCGTCAATTGAATCTGCTAGGTTGAAAGCGATAATGTTAGCGATTGCTGGGTCTACATCAGCAAGGCTGAATAGTTCCAACGCACGTGTTACCAACACTGAGTTACCGTACTCGTTAAGAGTAATAGAAACTGTGGTTGGTGTTGATAGTGCTACTGCATCTGGGTCAACTGACTCAGATAGAGTAGATGTCTTTTGGGCCAAGTCAACGTACTTCTGTAGAACTACGGTTGAGCCTGGAATTGATTGACGGGCAGGTGTTTTATCTGCGACTGAACGAATTAGTGGTTCAGAACGGAGAGCGAACTCCAATAAGCGGTCATACGCTTGCTGGACTAGACCTGCGCCACCAGCGGTACCGCCAAGTGTAGCGGAACCTGTACCTGTATAGGCATTAGGCATTTGTCACCTCCAAGGTGATTAGAATTACTATGGATTAATTATTGATTTGCACGGAGGATAGAAAGAATCTCATCTGCAGATTGTGCATTTGATATTTTTGTTTCTAAATCCTCTGTACGTTCAGGGGTTAATGCGTTCTGAGTAAGAACATCTTGCTGCCGTAAGGCTGCTCGATTAAGTTCTTGTTCAGGATTCGCAGACTCTGCGCTTTTTAATCCAAACAAATCAGCATTTTCGTCAAGCCAGGAATTAACTGACTCTTCACTAATGTCTTCTAAGTCTTTCATAATTAAGCGTTGCGCCTTTAGATTAACGCCCTTCTTTTCTAGGACTTCTTTGACGGTTCTCTCACGCTGCACCTTGGACAATCCCTCAAGTTGCTCAGTCAGTTCCTTGATACGCTTCTCGTCTGCACGTTTGGCTTTTCTTAGTTTCTTAACTAAGTCATCGCCTTGCAGAGGTATATCGTTATCTTGGTCTTCGTCTTCGTCTTCCCAGTAGTTGTTGCTCATAGCAACCCACCCTTCTATTCGTTGATTAGTCGCAAGCCACAAGTCAATTCGGGGAAATTGGTTGGCTCTTGCTACCAGACTTATACACCCCACGGGGCTGGTCTATC